AGTGTTATTTTCTCAGAGATATTACTCGAATCAATTGATTCACGTCTTTTTCTCATTCGTAAATCAAATCCATTGAAGACTTGCTGAAAACTACCTCCGTCATGTCTTAATGATAGAGAAAGTATCCTTTGACTCTCTTCTGCGTTTACCCGTATAGCTTCTTCCTTCTTTCCTTCTTCATAAAGGTCATGTACTTTCTTAGAGAGTAATTGAAATTCTACATCCTTAATATAAGATTCAAGTTGGTCTATGATTATTTCTTTATCAACTTTTGAAGCACTTTGAATTTCATGAATTGTTTCTTGAACAAAATCATTATCAATGTATTTTTGAGAAACAGCTCCTAAAGATGGAACTGTTTCTTTATCAGTAAACGTTTCAATAGCTTCTCTCAGAAGATATTTATATCCTGGCCACTCTTTAGGTATCAATTGATATGTCAAGTTTGTACATGCTATCTGAGTCAGTGTAGGGTCAAGATAGATTAACTTGAACAATTCTGCCATAAAGTTGGCACTTAATTTCATCGCCATATTTATACTAAATCTATACTAACTTTAATTTCTTTCTCATCTTCTCGCAAACTATTAATTGCTAAAAATGATGCCATACAAATATCATCATGTCCTGATGCAGCTTCAAGTTTTCCATTATCACTCTTAAATGTAATAGAAGAAAACTCTCCGAACATTATATCAACAGCTTGCTTTGTTTCACCAAGTGCATAAGGACACTTTATCTGTCCTCTCTCAAACATTGCTGAAAGGCTTGGTAAACCAGTATAAAGGTCTTTCTTATTTCCTTCTGTTGTCGTAAAAGGCTCTATGTTTTTCAACCCTCTTTCTTGTGCTAATCCAGAAAGTATGGACTGGAATCCATTTGCTTCACACCTAATTTTATTCGGTCTGAATAATCTATCGAGTTGAACAATCTTATCTATCTGTTCATTATGAGACATTCCTCTTTGTCTATAATAATAAAGTAGATGATAATTCTTCATTGTATCGATACCCCATACACTATAAACAGTATAGTCAGCACCAATATTACCAGATACAGCAAAGTCAACTCCAATATGTACTCTTACTAATTTAAAAGGATAATCGTCTATTGAAGTTGCGAATCTTACATTCTCCATTCCAACGATACTTCTCATTAAATATTCATATGGAAATATTGTCGAAGAATCACTAATAGGTACTACTAAATACTCACGATTGAATACAATTGTTCCAAGTTCTTCTTTCTTCATCAAAATTTGCTCAAATGTATATCGGTCTGGAGCAAGTGGTCTTCCGTCAGGAAATATAATCGGATATTCAAAACAATAAAAACGCTTATCAGCTTTTAACACTTGATATAACTCATTAGGTGCAGAAGAATAAGGAGTTCCACAAACTAAAAAGTAACCATAAGGTTCAACAATAGGTTCTATAGTACCTTTAATCAATTCCTTCATTTTTTCTCTCTGTTCATCAGAATAAAGAGAACTTTCATCAGGCATATCGTCACAAATTGTCGCACCTACATGTAGACCACGAATAAAACCGTCTTTACCACGAACATGAAGAATACTACCAGTTTCTGTCGTTATACCAGTTTCGCCAATAGATGCTTTATTGTTAGGATTGATTTTTTCTCTCAAAAGGTCATTTGTTTCAATTTCTTCTCTCACTTTAGCTACTTGAACTTTAGCTAAAGTCATTGTTGAAGTTATGTAACAAGTCTCTTTTCTATTCGCATTATCTATCGTATCAGGTCTCCATAAAGTTGGTTTGCAATAACTCCATAACCTCCAGAGTATGAATGCATAAGAGAAGAAAAAACTTTTCCCTGAGCTTCTGCTACACAAATAACAACTCCATGGATACAACTGAATCAAATTGCCCCATTCGATATTTCTCCATCCCATTCTAACTTTAAGCAACATAGTCAGTACGAAATAGTTCAACGAAAGAATCTTCAGTGTCGTATCCATTGAGGCTTTGACATTCTCAACATAATTCAAATTTTCAGAATCAAGTGTTCTTCCAAGATACATTGTCCTTTCTGCTTGAATAAGCATTTCATGTAGCATTTTATCTACATCGTTTTCATATCCTTCAAGAAGTTGGTTCAACGCTTTACCTGGAAGATTTTCTATTATCTTATCAACATTCTGACATAAATGATTAAATTGATTGCCAGATAATAAGTCTTTACCATCTAATGTTAGCATAATTGAAAACTTTCTCTATATCTTTCTTCTTTCTGTTCAACATTTGATTGTTGACCTTCACCTCTCAATTTCTTGACATACGAAATAAACAATTGAGCATTTGCTTTTGTATCATTCAATGCTCTATGTGCATCTACGAGGTCAATGCCAGCTAATTGACAACATGTCCCAAGTTGATAATTCATTTGTTCCAAAGCTGCCATATGAGCAATTTGCATTGTATCAATATAATACTTTACATAATTGTCTATATCATCCTTCATATAGGCAAAAAAATTCTTCATAAAAGGGTTATCGAACCCTACGATATTATGTCCTGCAAGTGTACATAATTGTCTTGGATTCTTATATTTAGTAAACCATTGTTTACATGTCTTATAGATGTCTTTCAATGGAACAGAATTCTCATCCTGAATTTCTTTTGTTATACCGTGAGTTTCGAGTGCTTGTTGTGAATATACAAGGTCTTCTTTATATCCGTATGGAAAAATCAAATCTACCTCATCAATTATTTCAAGTTTGTTCATATCGACACAAACCATTGCAAGTTCAACTAATGGTGCATTATCAAATGCGATACACTTACTATTCCATAGATTACCAGTCTCGAAATCATATACAATCACGTAATTCGACGAAGTTTTCATAATTATTCAATATTAATAACATTAGGGTCTGAAGTTACAACATTGTACATTTTAATCGTACAATGTTTTCTTGGTACTAATTCTATTGATATATCACCAAGATAAGCAGGTAATTTTCTTCTTATAATATAGAAGGTTACATCATTACGATTGAATTTCTTTCCATTCTCTTTTTCGAAATTTTCATTCAACCATACAAGTATTCCTCCTGCATTTACATTTTCTAATAAAATCCTCTTTTCCATATCATCTCATTAATAACAATCTTTCGTAATCAATATCTCTATCTTCTTCATTCTTATATATGATATAGAGATTCTTTATAGGGTTATCCTTGAATGAAGCTGTTTCGTCTTCAAGTTTGTTTATAATTATTACAGGTTCACCATTTTCATTGAAATCTTTTTGAAATGTAATTATAAAAAATTTCAAGATACTCAGATTATTTCCGAGTACAATATTTCTCTTTTTGAAATTTTCATTGAAACCATCCCAATTCAACGCTTCATCGTAGAGTTCTTGTATTATTGTTTTTGAAGAAGGATTCTCGAGATATTCTCCAATCCTATTAGCCATCCTCTTTACACCTACATTCTCAAGGACTATCTTACACAATTCAATCACTTCTTTATCTGTACTCATCTTTCTCTTTCTTTAAAAGTTTTTCAATCAACTCTTCAGGAATCTGTCTCTGTAACTTACTTTTATCACCAAAATCATAGATGTAATGACAATCTCTACATGCTAATACAACATTCTCTTCATCACATCTCAATGCCGGATGTGCACCTCTCGAAAGAATATGACTGAAATAAATCGCTTTAGGTTCTGAGCCAAGATATTTACCACAATGAAAACAGTAATGAGGACGACTTGACCATATCTTCTCAAAAACATCATTCAAATCATTCTTTCTCGTCTCGAGTGTTTTCCTGTTTAATTTTTCCTGTTTTTTCTTGTTATAACAATCTTTACACAACCATTTGTTTCTATCGTATATCAGATGGTTTTCATTACAAGAAACACACGGTCTAACTTCTTCTCTTATCTTTTTATAATATGTCATAATTCTAATACCTTTTCACATGATTCTTTATATCTACATCCAGAACACCTTATCTTGTGATACAATATTCCGTTGAATTCTCCACAATGAATAAAACCTCTCGGTGTATTCCAGTATTTTTTTCGTTGTTCGTTCAAATACCTCTCTGAATAGAGATGAACTTTATTTTGTAGAGGGTTTTCAAGTCTTCTTACACGTTGGAATTTTGACACGAGGAACATCTTTTCTTCAGTTCTTTCATTCCATCGTTTTATAGCGTTTATACTTATACATTTCAATAACGTTACGGAATACCTATTTGAATATCTATTCATAGATAAAACAAGTTGAAACAATAAATACTTCCATATTTCATCTACAGAATCAATCTTTGAGTTTTCAAAAAACCGTTTTATCGCATTCGCATTCCTTGAAGTCATCTTCACATGATAATACGGCGAATAAACCTTCTGCATCAAATACTCGAATATTTCTACAAATTCTTCTGTCATAAAAAGTTGGTATCTTATTGATGTAAAAGAAAGGACGAATTTTCGTCCTTTCTCGTGCCTAAAGATACAAAACATTTATTATCAATCCCACGAAATTTCAAGACTTAGTGTCTCTTCTTTATTATGTGTTACCGGCTTATAACGAGATTGAGTCGTCAAATCTCGTTCAGCAACGTTATTGTAATCTTCAATAGCTTTCTCTTTGTCAACACTTCTCGATATCCATAGACCAATCATTTGACCAGGTTCCATATTACCGATTGTGACCTTATCTTCTTCTGTAGCATCATACAATTGAGTATTGAATGGTGCACTATATATACTTGGTATTGATTCCATGTATTGAGAACCATCTTCATTCTGATTTAAAAGTGTTGCACCTATCTTACAAGAACAATATGCATCCTCAGGAACAACAAACCATAATTGAACATTCTGAGCAACTTCAT